CAGTCTTTACCTATCTTAATATTATGTTCTACTTGTTTTAGTTTAATTGTTTTCATATTATTTTATTGTTTTGTTTAAACTTTGCGCAAATCCTTTTATATCTATTTTAGCGTCTATCCTTTCTTTTTTTCTTACTAATTTTGCGTAAGGATACCAAGCTTTAACTAAATTCTCTGCCCACTGAACATCTTTTTTATTTTTATATAAATCAAACAAACCTCCTTTGTTGCTACCGACATCAGGACAACTAAACCAATAATGATTAAACCTAAGAACACCATAACCATTTTTAATAGTTTGTAACTGAAAATCCCTATCCTCTTTGGTGTTGTCATTATAATTCCAATATATTTTTTTTACATTCATTAACACACATACTTCAGCAAACTTTTTATTTATAGAATAACTTGTCTTTTCGTGCCAAGCGTGTTGTGTGTAATTTATCCCTATCAATTCAAAAGGAAGTTTTTTAGCTTTTTCTAAAATATCATTCCATATTCCTGCTGTTTTTTTAACTGTCTTTCCATTGTACACGCCAAAGGAATTAACATCATCATCACAAAATATAACCCATTCGTGATTATTCTCTCTTGCGTATTTCAACATAAAGTTTCTTACATAAGTAACTCCCTTATCATTTTTTTTTATATTTATTTTATTAGGAACTTTGTAAAAATCAAATTCTTTAGGCTCAACAAAGTGTTTTACTTCTATTCCTGCTTCTTCAAACAATTTATAGGTCTTTGTGTTTAACCTTCCTTTAGTTGGTATAAAACAAACCATCTATTGCTTAAAAGCATTTAAAACAATTAACCCCACATTCTTCCCTTCTTTTCTTGCTGTGTTTATAAGTAATACAGCTTCGTCATAATGCTCAGGCTCAAACTCTATTTGTATTGCTCTCTTTACTCCCTTCTCTTTTTCGTGTAATGTTGAACCTAAGTCTAAATCTTCTAATACAGAATAGTCCACAGCTTCTTCAGGTTGCCATACATCCATACCCCATTCACCTAGCTTTGCGTTATCCCATTGGTTTCCTAGAATATCCCAATCCCATTCACCGAACCCTACATTATCCTTTACAATAAATTCCTCCTTCTGTTCTTCTGTCAAACCCTTTGCTATTTTAACAGGCACTTCTTTTAACCCTGCCGCAACACAGGCTTTGTATCTCATATTTCCCCCTAAGATAACATTGTTCTCGTCTAATATTATTGGTCTTAGGTCTAGCATTTCAGGGAAGTCCTTAATAGACTTTACTAGTTTCTTAAATTTAGCTTCCTTGATTATTCTAGGATTGCTTTCATTTGGTTTTAACTCGTTGATTTTTAGTTTCATAGTATATAATAGAATTAATTAGTTTTTATTTTTAGTCAAAGGATTCATTGATTCCTCTTTCACCTACTAGCTTTTCTTTTGCTCCTGCCCATAGCTTATCTCTTTGCTTAGTTAGACTTGGTTCTGTTCTTTTAAGATTAGGCATACCTTCTGTTGGTTTGCTATCCATATATTTACCACATTCACAGAGTGCTTCTTTAGTTACCCATTTCTTATCTCTTAAAACTATTGTAGCTTTTCCTATTTCCATAGTGTTTCCACATTCGCAAGTGTATAGTGTCATCTCTTTAGTTTATCTAATTCAAACTGTAAATGATTAATAGCTTTTTGTATGCACTCAATAGGACTTTTATGTTTCCTTTCAGCTCTTAGTAAATAAGTAACAGCCGTTCCTGTGTTGTAGCTGAGTTCAAAATCTTCTATAACTTTACGAGCTTCATAGCCATATCTTATTCCTTTGTAGTAGCTTGGTATTCTATTGTCTTTCATTTAGTTTATTTATATTATCAATTAAATCTTTATTGTTTCTTATTGCTATCTTATTTTCTATAATTGTATTTATCAGTATTGCAACTATTAGAACTGTTACTATTATGGCTAGTGTCATCATTTGCTTAATAGTTTTAAAAGTTGGTGAGGTGTGTATATTCTGCTATCACCTGCATAGTTTTCAAAGATACAAGTAAAGTTGTCATTCTCCCAAGTCCAAAGACTTCTGACATTCTTTTTAATATGATTGCTTAACACCCATTTAATTGTTTTGTAAGTTCTTTTCATATCTATTGTTTTAGTTTTAAATACGCTAAGGGTTCAGAAAAAAATAAGAAAATAACCGCATTGTTATTTAAGTTAAGTTTAGCCCTTAGCATATTCATTATATAGTTTTTTTATTCCATCAAAGCAAGTTGAAATACAAGAGCCACAATTAGTCCTTACATTGTAGTTTGTATTGTATATTGTATTGTATGTTTCAATCATTCTCTTTTTAGCTGCTTGGTCTTTTGCCCTTCCTGTTTTTAAGTCTTTCCACATATCTAATATCTCATCTACTATTTCCTGTGGCAAAGTATCAGGCGTTTCTATCTCTGTTGTCTTTTCCCATTTCTTCTGACTGCACCCCATTGTAGCAAGTCTTGCCTTGATTTTCATAAAACAGCCACAGTCCTTGCAAGTTCCTGTTGGTTTAAAATAATAGATACAACCCTTACAGATTGCTATCCTATCTTCATAGACTTCGTTAGGTACAAAAAACTTATTCATATTATGAAGGCCATATAGTAATTAAATTATTCATTCAACTTCTTCTTTTATTTTAGTTCTTACTTTATCTATTGTAGTAAAAAGACTGTTTCTACTTATCCCTGTTTTCTTTGCTAAACTGTCAAGCGTGTTTCCTTCATAGTAATATAATTTAAAAATCTCCCTATCGTACCAATAATCTAAATTGTCTAAAATTAAATCAATCTTTTCTAATTGCTCATATTTATAAACTTCTGAAACTTGATTAGGCAAATTGTAAATACTTTTGTGGTTGTTATGTTCTTCATAAGTTGCGTTACTTGTAAGCTCGTCAATATTTTTGTAATACTTATTGTAAGTGTAATAGAACTTACTTCTAGGACTTGTAAAACTTCTTCTTAAAGCAACTGCTCCGTATCTCTTTAATCCTAATGAACCATCTTTTTCATAGATTGAAGATAAAGTTGTTTGGTTCATTTGCATAAAATATAACATCAATTCCTGCACAGCGTTATCAATTTCGTTCTCATCTTTAGTAAAAGCGAAAGACATTGTTTTAAAATCACTTCTTAAATCTGCAATAGCTTGATAAATCTTATTCATACATTCTTTCTAAGTTATCAATCTTATCTGCTACTTCGTGTACCATCTCATCTAATACAACCCTATAAGCTCTTATGATTGAAGCATTAGTTTTAGTTTCTAATCCTGCAAAGAATCCACTTGTTGCAACTGATAAGTTAGTCGGTATAATCATTAACCAAGTATACCAATTATCCTCTTTAACTCCTGAGCCATATCCGTTATGGTATTCAATTACGGTTTCTATAACATCTAAATAATTGTTGTATCTTGCTTTTGTACTTACATCTTTTGCAAACTCCTGACACATAGTTATATAAGTTTCAATTATATTTTTGTGTTCTTCACTTGCATAAATCGGTTTAGTCATACGGCAAACTTATTAAAAAAGTTTACTCAATTCCTTTTTCTTTTTTTAACTTTTCAACAAGTGATTTGTAATAACTAATCTTTTCTTCGTATTCTATCCTAGAAATCTTTAAAGTTGTGTGTTTAGCTAAGTATTGTAATTCTTGCGCTGTACCTTCTCCATACTTTCCATCTAAAGCTAGACTAAATTTATACTGTTCACCCCAAGCATATACATTACATTTAACGCATTGTACCTGACAATTTTCTTCATCAAAACGAGTTGATAGATGTTTCCTAGACTGAAAGTGTCCGTTCTGCATACCTTCTTTATAGTGCCTTACTATTCCACAGGTGAAGCATTGGCACATTCCGTATTCGTTTGCTTCTCTAAGTCTTATGTAAAGGCTAAACCATTTGTCAAGTTCCTTTTTTAATTTACTGACTGTCTTTTTCATATAGACTTAATTAAATCAGCTACTAATTTCCAATCCTGATCTGTGCTTCTATCTTTGTTTTTATATAATTCACGCAAAGAATTTAAAGCGTCATCAATTTTATGCTTTTTAGTTCTACTAGACTTTTTAATTTTTATAG